ATTAAGGCCTTTCATTTTTGATCTAACTAAAGCCCTATTCTTTTCTTCTATTAAATTTTTATGTTCCTTAAAACTTTTTAAATATTTTCTATATTGTGTTTGAGCCTCATTAATTAAATATTGTATCTCTGGTCTTTTAGATGTCATATTGTTAGAGCCTAGCCATGCCTGGAATCCAGTTAAATCATCTTGCGCCACACCATCTACTCCAGGTATTTTATATTCATAACCCTGTTGTTTTCCTTTTTGCCTTAAGAAGGCTGCTTGCTTTTTAAACGCCCTTTGTCCTATTTCTTTTTCTATTGTATAAGCTATTCCTTTAGTAGCAGAGTTATCCATTTTTCTAAAATCTTTAGCTATATCATATAGCCCTTCTATAGTATATTTACTTAATGGCTTTTTTTCTAGCCCTGCCTCAAACTGCCTTACTAAATCAAAATGATTTCTATATTTAGTATAGTTTTCAGAAAGAGTAGTAAATGTATCTGACTCTCTATCTATCTTAGATATATCAATACCTTTGTCGTTAGCCCATGTTTCAAAAGATAAAAACTCTACGCCTCCACCTAAATAATCATTATTGTAAGATGTGTCAGGCGTAATAACTTTTTTAGCTTTTCTTACAGGAGCTACAAAAGAATTATTATTTCTTGCTTCTAGTTTTATTTTATCATTAACACTATAATTTTCTTTGCCAGCTTTACGTCTTTCAACATCCTTTATAGCATCTTCTAATTCTATAGAGGTAGACCCTGTATCATAGTTTCCCTGTTTAGTTTGATTGTCTTCTATAATTCTAGACATCTCTTTGTTAATTTTATCTACATACTCATTATCAAAGAAAGGTATAAATGACGTAGCCTTACCAGCACCGCCAGATAAACCAAAACGATTAAACATATATTCTATTTCAAACATTAAGTTTTTATCTGTTTCAGGCAAAGACGCAAATGATTCTTTAATTTGCTCTACAGCTTTATAAGAAGTAAAATCTGTTATTTCTGCTCTATTAAGCACAATGTATTTTTTTCCACCTCGTTCAGATAAATCAATAACTTTATTTAAAAAATAATTATCTTTATTACGACCTTGTAATAATTCAAACTCTTTAATTAATTCATTTTCGCTTCTAACATTATTAAGCATACTAAACTCTTGTCTCAAATTATTTGTTATAACCTGGTTAATAACTTCAGATTTTATTTCTCCTAGCTTATTTAATTTACTTAAAGCCATAGGAGTTGTTAATATGTTTTGCATATAAGGAGTGTATCTTATATCTGTTCTAGCAGCTCTTTGTAATATAGATTCAAATAAACTAGTAGCATGATCTATAATATTATTACCTTTAGTAGTGTCTGTAAAAGAATAGTCTAAACCTGCTTTACCCAATAAAGGTATTCTAACAAGCCCTTGGGCATCGTTAATACCTTGTAATACTTGTTTTAATTCTAAAGGATTTTTTTCAATACTTTGATGCACAGTAAATGCTTTTGATATAGGATCTACAGCAGCATCTTTAAATTTATCTAAAGCATATAACATTAGTATAGCTTGTTTTTGTACAGACTTAGTATTCTTTAAGCTTTTTAAGTTTATATTAATAGAAGGATTTTTAACAAAAGCTTTTATATCTATATTTCCTAATCCGCTTTCTTTAGCAAACTTTAATAATTGATTTTCATTTATGCCATCTTTTTTAATAAACATATCATTTATATCACTATCTCTTGATATATAATCTTTACTGCTATTTCTTTTAAACTCCATATACTTTTTAACTATAGGAGAGTTAAATAAAACAGCTAGGTCATTTAAAGAATAACCAAGTCTTCTAAGCAGTACATAAGGAAAAACACTTTGCATGTCCATACCTAACTTACTAGCATATTGATGTTTTGCATTATCTAAAGATATATTAAGTAATTGCGCTACACCATACCAGTTACCCACACCGTTTTCTAAGTTTGCATCATCAAAAAATGCTTCTCTTGTTACAGCTTCACTTTCTCCTTTTATAGTTATAGCAAAAGGTAATGGGTCTCTACTATTAGAGAATACACTAAATGATCTCATTAAAGATGCGATCATACCTACTAGTGCTTTTGCAGGCACATTGTCTTCAAACATCTGCGCGTCACCCCATGGCGCTAACTGTGAATCTGTTTCTTTTAATCCTGGTATTTTATTAATAGCATTTTCTGCGTCAGATATAAAATCAATATCAGCTTGTATTTCGCTTTGTTTATCATCTTTGCTTACCAACTTAGTATATAAATCAAAAAATTCATTAGAGTCTGCTCTCCATTCTTTTTTAGCAACCTCTGCCTCTGTCCATTTAAAATTCATATGTATAGAGTCTCCATCTAAATCAGCACCCCAATACTTGCTCACCCATGCAGGTATAGTTATATTAGATGTTGGAGAATTTTCTATTTGTTTGTGAAAATCTTTTACCACAAATACAGAGCTGCTTACTTTACCGTGAGCAGGAACTCTTGTTCCAATAAATAAATCTCCTTTCTTAACCCCTTGTTTTTGTAGGTATCCAGGAACTATAGCTTCAGAAGCAACTATGCTCTTATCTGCCGCATACAATCCTTTTTGATAAGACTTTAACCCCATGCCTAGACTAGCAGACTGATATCCTATAGACCCTTTAGTATACATCTTAGTTCCTTTGTGTGTAATACGACCTGTAGCTATAGAGTTATGTATAGCATTAAGGTAAGGATATCTAGGATCAAGATTGTCATATGTATTATCTATAAGAACATCAAATACTTCAGCAGTTACAGATGACTTAAATGAATCTCTTTCTGTTAATACAGTAGCCTCAGTAGCTTTGTCGTTCATTATAAGGCTAGCGTTTCTACTAGAGTTATTGGCCTCCATTACATTTTGTCTTAACTCTAACATTCTATTTAAATCAGCTTGATCTTCCTCTTTTATATTAGTTGCTAAGTTGTAAAACAATTGAGAAGGAAAAAATCTTTCATCTGTTTGTTTATCTAACTCTAATTGTATACCAAGACCTTCTCCTGATAATCCTTGGTATTTACCATCACCTCCGTAAATTTCATCTTGTTTAGTTAATATATTAGACATATTATAGTCTTCTCCTATATCATATATAAAATTGTCTCCGCCTGAATATAATTTAGCAGCTGACTCAGAAGCAGCTATAACTAAACCGCCTCTAGACGTTAAATTAATTTCTGCTTTTCTTGCTCTAAGAATATCACCTATATTTTTAAGATAAGAACTTGTCGCCTCTAATTCAGGCGTAAGAGTGTGTACAGCAAACTTCATATATGTAGTCTTGCCTTTTAAAGGGCCTTCTAATTGCGTGTAATGATATACAAACTTAAATACATTACCAACTTTTTGAGCTTCACCATATTTAGTTCTAATAAACTTTGCTTGTTCAGGTAATACATATCCCATTGCATCGTTTTCAATAGCGGTATTAGCATTATCTTCTGTTCCTACATTGCCTTCTTTGTCTACATAGTAATCTTTAGTAACAACAAACTCTACAGAGGTATTTCTATCAAATACCACATGGCTAGCAATAGCTCCAGCAGCACGCTTAATGTAGTCTACTTGATTTTTAGATTGCCTATGATCGTGTACAAATAATTGTTGAGCCATAAACTTATTAGCTATATAAGAAGTTAAAAATGCTTCTATAGCGCCATCTTGCAATATACCTTTTTTAATTGCTTCGTTATTTTTAAATAACTCTTTATTATTGTTGGCATATTCTCTCCATTGTTTAATTAACTTTGGCATTTCTTTTATCTTATTCTTTTCAATAGTATAAGGAAATACACGGCTTCCATCTTTATATTTAGCGTTATAAGCAGGATTGTTTTTTACTCTAGATAATAATGCCTTCCTGCTTCTTGGATTGTGAGCAGCTATGCTTTCTATATAATATCTTCTGCTTTTATCAGAAAACACTGCAATAGCTTGATCGTATATAATGGTTTCTTGTTTACTCTTAATGCCTTGATTATATCTATTTAAAAACATAAAAAAGTCTCCAGCTATTAATTCGTTAGGATTTACACTAGTAAGTTTTTTAGCCCTATCTTCTTTATTTTGCAAACCAACAGCTTTATTAATAATACGCCTCATCATACCAGAGTGCACTTTAAAATGGAATGTCTTTACGCCTCTATCGTTTTTATTAAGAAATGCTAGTTGACTGTATATATTATTGTCAGGATGCATAATATCATTCTTATCAATAGCTATATCTTCATTAATAATATTTTCTACATTCTTAGCTCTATTATGTAATCCGTTTTCTTTGTTAAATACGCTAACACCATCTTGATCTACATTATCTACCATAGACAAGTAGTTAGTAGCTCTAGACGCTACAAGGCCTTGCAATAAAATTGTTTTAAGTTCTGATTGCTTACCATGTATTAGTCCTTCTACTGGAAAATTAACAAAGTCAGAAAAACCTACTTTTTTATTCTTATACTTCATTAAAGAATACTTAAGTTGTGGCGTTCTAAATGTTGGGTGTATAGTGTGTTCAAATAATACATTCCACACAAATTGTCTTTGTCCTTTAAATAATATAGGAGTTTGTAATAATGCTTCTTTATTAATTAAAACACCTTTTGCGTTATCATCTAGTATAATATCTAATACTTTATACGCAGCATTATATCTATCGCTAGCATTTTTTGGATTTCTTGTAAAAAACAATTCATTATATATAGCAGCAATTTCATTTGCTTTCTGCTTGTTTCCTTTAATTTCTTTAGAAATACTGTCTATTACACTCTTTTCAATAGTCGCACTAGTATCTTCGTATTGATTCCAAAATCTTTTACCCTCATCTCCAATAGTTAAAACATTATGTTGCAACACTTCTATATTAATACCTTCAATAGGGCCTTTAATTTCCATTAACTTAGCATTAGTAAGAACTTTATTATTCTTGTACACTCTATCTAACACGCTAAGCATTGCTGTTATATTAGAGTTGCTAGACTTTCTAATTTCAGGTATAAAATCATAAGGATCGTTTTGAGTGTCTTTTGCTAAAGACATAAGCGCAGCTAATAATTCTTTAGTATTAATTAAGCCACCTTCTTCTTGTTTACTATTATAAACCTCTACTATCTTTTTAATAAAGTTAGTTGTAGTTGTAGGTAATGCAATAGCTTTTGTTAAATCGTCATACTTATCTACCTCATTAGTCATAGACTCAGATTCTCCAGTAATATCATCCTTTGTTTCTATTCTAATACCAATCTTAGCTATTTCTTTATCTAATATTATATCTGCCTCTTTTAATGCCTGTGGTCTTTTAAGTTGTGTTATAATAGCATTAACTTGCTCTTTAGTCGTTTGTACTAACTCATCCTTTATTGTTAGATTAGAATCATCAGCTATAGCCTGCATAACCCTTTCAGCTATTTGTTCATCAGTTAATTTACGCCCTATAAAGTCTCCTATATAAGATGATACAGCAGCATAGGAAGATGCTTTTTGAAACTGCTTTTTATTCGCTTTATTAATAGGTCCGTATGCAGAGTTTAACACATAAGGTACTGTTCTATCAGCAGAGTTAAAATTAAGTAGTACAGCTTTAATAGCATTCTCTAAATCTAATCCAGCTATACCTTCTACAGTAAGATCTAGTATTTGTCTAGCCTCTTCTTCAGTAGCTAACTTTTTACTTTCTTTATAAAACTCTATTAAATCTTTTTCTAATTCTTTTTGAGCAGCAGAACCTTTTACAACAGCATCCACTGTCCCTTTTGAATACGACTCTAATGTTCTTGTAAACGTTTCTTCAAGTAAATGCTTTTGTTGGTTTACTCTAACATCTTTACCTCCATTTACTTTAATTTGTGTTCTAAGAGATAAAAATAAATCATTAACTCTTGTGCTATCTTCAGCTTTTTCAGCAGCAACTATGTTTCCTACAATATCAATTATATCGCTTGTATACTTTGTTCTATCAGTATTAGCAGCTATGTTTCTATATATAAGGCCTAAAGTCATATTTTTAAACCCTTTAAAATTCATTAAAGTAAGCTCAGGATACTCTCTTTTAGTTTTTTCGTATAATTCTGATTTAGGTAAAAGTTTTTTAATTCTTTTCATTAATGGAGTGTCTTCCATTAAACTATAATAAATATGTCCAGCCTCGTGAATTATATCTGTTTGTGCCACTGAATCTATATTAATAAATACAGTAGATCCTATAGCTAAAGAAGATGCTTCTTCACCAAAATCAGTTAATAACTTGTCATATGCTAAAACGCCTTTAGCTCCAGGAAACTTTTTATTAACTATATCTTTAACTATAGATGATGTTATAACACCAGATCCATATTTGTATAGCGGTCTTATATCTAATGTTGTAGGCTCGTAATTAGGTATTTCTTTTTGACCTTTAGTAAGAAATTTTTTAATTTTTTCTTTAGATTCTTTTACTGCTCCTATTAATTGATCTATCTTACGTTGATCTTTTTTCTTGGCTTTTTTTATAGGCTCTTTAGCTTTAAAATCTCTTTGAGCTACTTTACCTACAACTTCATTATTTATAACAACTTCTATTTCTGTTTCATATAAAAGATTGTCAAATTGAAAATATAATTTACCATCTACTTCAACAACACCCTCTTGACCTTTAACTGGTTTTTTAAGGCGTAATTCAACATTAGCGTCTTCATCTAATACGTATTTATCAGAAATGTTATCAAAGTCTCTATATTGTATAGTTTCTCCTTCTGGAGTTTTAATAACATAATTAGGACCTTTACCTTTTTGTATGTCAGCTTTTTTTATTTGACGAGGCCCTTTTTCTAAACTTGCTTCTGTAGTTTTGTATTCTTTAGTTTTAGGAATTACTTGACGTTGGTCTTTTTTTTTTACGTCTTCGTCAGACTCTTTTGTTTTTTCTTCTTTTCTAATTGCAGAGGCGACATCTTTATTATTAATTACCTTGCCTATACCAGTACCTACAATTTCTAAAGCTCTCTTAACTGCAATCTTACCAGCCTCTAATGCTTCTACTAATTTAGCTTTAGCTCCGCTAGTTATTTTTTTAGCATCATAATCTTTAACTTTTTTTATAGCCTCTTGAACTTCTGGTGATTGTGCTTTTTCTTTTGCTTTGCCAAACAAACCCTTAACGCCTTCTACAGCCTTACTTCCTAAATCTTTAACTGTTTCTAAAATACCAGTTTTTTCTTCAGCTTTAGTTTCTGCTTCAGTTTTTTCTCTTTCAGTTTTTTGCTTCTCGCCTTCTTGTGTTAGAGTTTCAAATTCATCTTTTGTTAATCCTTCTTTTTTAAACCTAGCATCTCGCTTGCCAGTAGTCTTAGCTATAGGGGCTTGATCTACCTTAGCAGTATATATATCCTCTATTGATTGCTCAACATTTGCAAGATCGTTCTTTAAAGCTTCTAACGTTGCGTTATGCTGTTCTTTTAAAATTTTTAATTTAGCTTCTAATTTTTTCTTATCTTTAATAACAGACTTTTGATGCTCTACTGTTTCATTATATCTTGCTGTCTCGTCAGCTATTTCTCCTTCTTTACGAGTTTTAACCATTTCTAAGTTAAATGCTTTCTCAGCACCCGCTTCTGTAAGAGAGCTATTAACATGATGTGTTTGATAGTCTCTTTCTGCTAATTCAATTCTAGCCTTGTACTCTACACCTTGCTCTTCTGTTAGTTTATTGTCTTTAACTAAGTTGTCTACAATAGACATAGCAGCAGAACCATCTCCTGAGTAGTTCCATAAATTAGAAGCAATTAAATTATCTATAGCCTGCTCAAATATTATAGATTGTTCTGCACTCATGTTGCCTTCATTGTTAGAAAGCATATCTATTACATTATTATATGCATCTATTTTTTTATCAGTAAGATGTTTTCTTTCCGCAGCAGCATCAAAGTAACCTCTAGCTCCACCCATAGCTCCTCCTAATCCTACAGAAGACCAGAATATATCTCTAAGCTCTGGTCTACTTTCTCCAAACGGAGACTCTTTGAGCCAAGACATTGCAGAGTCATACCCTTTATTATTAGCTTGTTGTATATTTTTATATTTTGCCCACTCTTGATAAACCTCTTGAAATCCTTCTGTAATTCCCTCTATACTTGCATATGCAACAGCAGCAGGTAAATTAGGAATTACATTTCTTAATAGCATTCCTGTCAGTCCTTTCATATTTTGAGCAAATGGTGTTTTTGCAATAGGGTTTCTTAATACTTTACCCATTACGCCTCTACCAGCACCTCCAAATAAAATACCATATTGTAGTATATCTACCCCCATCCATTTAGCATTATCCCCCATAACCCCAGCAGCATGTTGTGCTGCTTCTTCTGGAGTAAATAGTGGATTGCCATTAGCGTCTACATCATTAGCCATTTCTTGATAAGCTTCTCCAGCTAAATAAGCTCCTTCAAATAAATTGGCTGTTGCACCACCACCAATATATCCGCTTATGTTTCTTGCAAGTTTAGTAGGCGCATATCCCGCTTTTCCAAGATCAACTCCTAGTTTTCCTAAAACACCTGACCCTTTTACTCCTTTAAATCCTTTTTCTCCAGCTCCTGTTAGCTTTACACCCTTAGCCATTTTACCAAACGCTCCTGTATTAGAAGCATACTTTAATGCAGTAGGCCCATATCTTCCAAGAAGCCTTCCTGCTACCATAGATCCTCCAGCATATGGTATTATAAATGATGCAGCATAAGGAACAAGTCTTGATATTTTAGAAGACCAAAACTCTCCTTTAAACATATCATCCCAAGTTATATCTTGCAAATCTTCAGATAATACTAAGGCATTTTCTTTTTGATATTCTGTTCCTACTTTTTTAAGATAAGACCCAACGCTTGTAGTTAAGTCACCTTCTCCTGGACTAACTAATGCTGACACAAAATCAATTGTATCTCCTGTTCCAGAAACTAAATCACCCCAACCTGCTTTTAATCCTCTCTCTACTCTTTGTCCAGCAGAGCCTATCATTTCAGCAGGATCAATTATTTGTTGTTGTGGCGCTTGACCATATTTTAATTCATCTAACTTGCCGTATTCATCAGCTCCCATTTGCCCAGCAGCCTGACCTAAAGCATATCTATCTAATGCTTGATTTTGTGCAGGAGCTGAAGAAGCGCTATTAATTAATTGATCAAAACCTGTAGGACCTGTTTCCATCCCTTCTTCATATAAATTTTGTAAATCTTGTTCAGGTGAGCCTGGCTGCACCTGATTAGATGCTTGATTGCTTAATAAGATATTAAGTCCTGATGTGTAATCTTCTGCCATTAATAAGAATATTGTGAAATACTTTTACTTATACTTCTACTTTGCTTGTAATTAGCTTTTTTCATTATAGATTGACTATATGCATCATAATTTCCTGTTTTTATTGCTTCTAACATATCTGCAAAGCTAGGATTATTATTTACTAGTCCTGCTTTTAGTTTTTGTGATGAATAAGCCATATACTCAGAAGCATTATTTGCAACCATTACTGGATTGCCCTGATTATCTTGCTCCATAACTACAGGGTACTCTCTTGGTTGTCGCGAATTTACATATAAATCTGAAATAATCATAGGCATTACCTGTTGAATTTTTGTAGCAGATACATTAGCCATTCCTAATCCTATAGTGAGAGATTGATCATAAGCGCCTACTACCTGATTAACAGCAGCATCAGTTGGTAAATCTAATTGCTTTTGTAATTTAACAGAATTAGATAGCTTACGTTTTGCAGCATGTTTTTTGTGTGCAGACTCTTGGCTGTAAGAAGCCATCTGCCCTTTAACTCTGTTTATGTTTTCAGAGTTTATGTTTTCGTTTATAGCTGCTTGTACATTAGCATCACCTAAGTCTATTTTTTTATAATAGGCATCGTCTGGACCTAAGTCATCATCTATAAGCTCTCCTACAATAACATAATCAAATGTTGTGTTTTTATACTTTTCTCTTAATTTATTCATGTCTGAATCGCTAGAAACATCAGTGAGTAAAAAGGAATCACCATCTGCATTTTTTCCTTCTAGAGCAATATGATATCCAGTTAGCCTTAAATCATCTTTTTCTGATTCTTGCCATAAATCTTTTCCTGTAATCCACATAGACGCTATATCTTGGTCTTGTATTTTATGACCGCTTGCATCGTAAAGACCTAACATGCTAACATCATTTACCTGACGATTTTTAGAGTTATATCTAGATGTTTTATCTTCATTATTATAATTACCAGCCCAAGACATTGTTATTTGATCTTCTAATCCTTGATTATAAGCAAACACCCTACCGCTACCAACTACTTGTCTTCCTTTAGAAAAAGGAGAGCCGTACCCTTTAGTGCTACGCATTTCAGTGCTTTTATCATAACCACCTAATCTATCCCAATCTTTAGAAGAAGTTTCATCAAATAAGTTTTTAAATGAAATACCATCATCTCTAAATTTAAAGAAATCAGAACCTTTATATATTCCTGTTTTATTAGTAGCGTCAATAGACCTAACTAATTCAGTAGAAAACTCTGTATCTATTTCTTTTTCTCCATACATTGCTTTATCTCCAAAATATCCCGTTCCTCCAGATTCATAATAGTTTAATTCTTTAGACACCCAGTTTCTAATATCTTGATCTGATAACGCCTTCATATAAGCTTGAGGATCTGCTGGATTTTGGTCATTTACCATATCCATTATAATAGCGCTATAATTACCATCCTCATATATTATATCATCTATATTAATATTATCAGCTACACTACGAGCTTTAATTGCTTCATTTAAATAATCACCTCTAGGCCCATTAAATATAAAGTTATCTGTAGCCCCATCTACAAATTGCTGATATCTTTCTCTAGATCCACTAGTTAAAAATTTATTGTTACCATCTTTATCTAAAGCATAAGCATGATAAAGCTCTAAACTAGCTTTATTTTTATTAACTCTTCTTGAAATAGGATTGTTTTTTAGTTTAGCCTTATACTCTTCTAGTAAATAATCTAAATTACCATATAGCCTTGCGTTATCTACAGAGCCTTGTTGTCTTAACACCTCTTGTATATCCCCCCATCCTGACATAGTATTATGCCAGTTTCTAAAATCATCTATATCTTTTTGTCTAGAAAAATTAGTTTTAGTATACAAATCCATCTTAGCAGCCTCTGTGGCTGAACTGAGCATGTCTTGTAATCCTTTTTGCTTGTCCAATTGCGTAAGCTCCATTTGACGCTGTTGTTGCATCACCTGAAATTCTTGTTGTTTTCTTTGGTCTCTTTGCGCTTGTATTTGACCTGCGGCTTGCATAGGTCCTGTTAGCGCTTCAAAAAATGCAAAATCTACTGCCATATTTTATTCTTGTGTTGTTTATTCTTTTAGTCCAAGGGTTGGTAACTGATTATAAATATTTGTAGTTCCAGGTGCTGGATTAGGAACTAAAGAGCTTCTACCAAACCCTGATAATAAATTTGTAAATGCTGCCGATGTAAATCCAGCTGCTGCTTTTTTATCAGCAACTTGCTTTTCCATATCTTCAGCTCTTTCTGATTCTGTTCTTTGTATATCAAAATTCTCTTTAAAAAGCATCATCTTTTCATACTTGTCTTGATTCTTAGATTGCAACTCTTCATCTTTTGCTGCATAATCTAATAATGCAGAAGAACGCTGTGCGTCTAATACACCTGATTGTGCTAAGAACTTAGCCCTTTGTCCTCCAGAACCTCTTACTGCATTTTCTAATCCTATTTGATAAGACTTATCTAATTCTTTTCTAAACTTTCTGGCTTGATCTGGATGAAATCCTTTTTTAGCTAGCTCTCTAGTTTGTCTTAAGTGCTGCATAAACATTGGAGATAACTCTGCTTTAGCTTTAGGCTCCACCTCTTTCATAGCAGCCTTTAAGCCTTTTTTACCCATTACATACGATATAATAGCTCCAGGCCCACCAATAGAATCTAAAACAGCTCCCGCACCTTTTAATAAAGCATTACCAGCTCCAGCTAATTTTTCAGATTTTGTTTTTTCTGTAGTTACTTCTTTTGTATCAGTGGTAACAGTAGGCTCAACAACTTCATCTGCAACAACTTCAGGTGTTACTTCTGTAGACTCTTGAGGAACATCAGGAGTGTCTAATGTTTCATGAAGCATTATATCAGGGTCAACCACTGGAATTGTTTCATCTGTTTGATCTGTATACTCTGCGCCCTGCATTCTGTCAATTTCTTCTTGACTATAATAGGTAGATTTAAAATTATCCTGATATTCTTGAGGAGAGAATTTTAAAAAACTAAATAAAGTTCCTCTAGCTTCATCAGTTAAAGGAATTTTATTATTTATTATTAAGTCAATAGCATTTTTATTATCTAAAGCATTAATGTCATCAACAGTTAAAGGATTTGTTTTATTACCCCCCTGAAACCTTTCTGTTATACCTTCTAGGGTTATATCAGAATTAGGAGCAACATAAGATGGTATCTCAGATTTATGTTTGTTATACAAATCAAAAGGGCGTTCAAATTGTGCTTGACCTCCTTTTATAGAAAATTCTCTTCCTTCATCAATTAAATCTAATTCTAATAAAGACCTATTAGGATTTTCTTTTTTTAATTTTTCTAATCTATCTTTTAATCTTTGCTGGCCAGTAAATTCTCCTTTTAATGTAGTGTTTACTCCAGTGTTATATATTTCTTCATATAAAGACTCTAATAAATTTAAATCATTTCCGTCTTTATATTTTTTTATAATTCTTTTTACCTCATCTAATGTATTTCCCTCCTCTCCTGTAGTAACCCAACCAGAGCTTGTAAATTTCCCTATTGAATCAAATAACTTTTGAGCATCTTTTTTTGCTATTTCTTTGCTTATATCTGCCATTATGCCATTCCGTTAGATTTCCACTTATTCATATTCTTTTTTACTACCTTAACTATAGTGTCGTCATCCATATCCATTTTAAATTGATCTGTAGCATGATCGTATATACCAGCACCTTTATTTGCTTTAAAAGGTAGCGCGCCCCCGCCCGCGTAGATAGTTCCTTCCGCATCTACAGGCATTGGGTTTCCTTTGTGTGTTTCTTCCCCTGGAGTTATATTTCCTCCCTTCATAGCCATTCTAATTCTATTAGCAGCTGATTTATTGTTTCCACTAGCTATATCGTTTTCTAAATCATTCTGATCATTTACTATTAGCTCATTGCCCGTAAACTCAGCTACTATATTTTTTTCCATTTTCATTCCTTCATCTGCATAAGCTCTAGTATCGTAATTACCTCCGTATTGATTATCATACCTGCCCTGTCTTTCGTCATACATTTTTGTAAGTAAATCAGCCTGCATCCTGTCTCTCCCTTCTTTTACAGCTTCTGCTCTTTGCGTGTAAATATCATCCTGTTGTTGTCTTATATCTTCTCCAGCTTGTCTTCTTGCCTTTCTAGCTTTCTTTCTTCCGCGCCCAGAAAGTAAACTTCCTACAAGCAAGCTTCCTAGTGCAAGTCCTGGGTGCATACCTAATATGCTTGCACCTGCTGCACCAGTGCCACCAGCGGCTGTAAGCGGACCTATAAAACCTGCTGGAGCTGCTGCCGTTGTCATACCAAGTAGTGGGGCCAACGCTTGGCCAGCCATTACTGTACTACCAATAGTTCCTAAGCTTTCTCCAGTTGACCAATCATAAGGATTTTGATTTCTTGTTGCTCCGTATAACATTGCAGCAGGGCCTAAACTTCCCATTGTTCCTGGTGCTCCTAAACTTGTTGCTGCTTTTTGTAAGTATGGAGATAATTTTGTAGCCATAGTCCCATATTGCAAAGCTTGAGATCCCTTCATAAGTAAATTTTCAGCTGTACTAAAGCCTGTGTTACTAGCCTGAGCAACAGGATCTACTATATTTCTTCCTTCTCCTGTATAAATATTTCTAGATGATCTTGGTGTATAGGCTCCAGATGAGTATGGATTAACAGGAGAATAATCCATTTTAACATTACTTAAATTATTTCCAATATTAGAAAAATTAGTATTCAATAAATCTCCATATAATTTTGTAGCACCTATTATATCTGAATAAGCCATAATTTATTTTTTAGTATGTTTGCCTATACTTTGCAAGCAATGCAAAGATATTAAATTTTTCTGTGGTTTTTGCACTATATTTTATTTTTGCATACGTTCCTCTTGTTCTTCTAGTGCTTTTTTCCGTTCTTAAAGGGCCTTTTAACACTCCGTCTATATATTTGTGAGCTTTTAAGCCTCCTATTTCTACCCAATCAATTTCAAATTCAGACGAGTCATTATCCGAAAGATCTATTCTAATTGATCTTATTATACAATCGTCATAAACCCCATCAGCATCTCCAATGCCAGCCATATCCCATTCTAAAATAACAAAATCATTATCTATGCCTGAAGGGTCTCCAATATTTTGTTTTCTAGTTCCACTAAAATTAAGATTAAAATAATCGCCTCGTTTTCTTCTAATTGGATCATAGCCATTAAAATAAACATCGCCTTGCCAGCCGCCTCCATCAGTAATTCTTTTAACCTTCATCCTTACAAGATTATTATATTTTCCAGGAAGATTTATTGCTTCTCCACCGCGAGGACTAATAAAAACTTGGTCTGTTGCAAATACTAAATTAATAGTAGACTGCCCAAGATTTATAACAGGACTTGTATATACAATTGTAGCCGCGTCTACAAAATGCCACCCCTCTGCTGTGTCATCAAAATCCCATCTTTTGTTAATTATTAATTGTTCAGATTCGTCTAATAATTCAGTTTTAAAATCTAAAACGTTTTTTGCTGTAATTGTATCATGACTTATATCTGTAGTATAATCTACAAAACTAAAATCTACATTCTTAGGAGTCATTATAACTTCAAAATTGTCAAAAATTTTACTATCAGCGGCTTGTGTATTTATAACTTTTTCTATATAGCTAATTTCGGGAACATCTTTAGTTCCTGAAAATATTACATCATGCGCTGTATATGGATTACTATTAGCGTCTAATTCAGTATTTCCAGTTACAGGAGAAGTTATACTTATAGTTCTTTTGTGTACATCGTCTTTTTTACCAAAAAAATGTAATTTCTTTTGTTCTTCATGAATATCCCAAATCCACAAAGCTAAAGGATTACACCTTCTTTTTCTATAATAAATACTATCCATAGGGCCGTATGCATCATAAGGAATGTTAGTATAAGATCCGCTAAATCCAGTTGTAGCATCAAAGTTTGCAATAGAAACTACATTTATTTCATTTTCTGGACATATTAAAAAAGACCCTTGGCTTCCTGTTAGCCATTGTGGTGGAGCAACACTATACTTAGAGGTAAAAGCATTAACAGCCTCACTATAAACCAATGTTTCTGATATTCCTACTGGTTCTCCATGTGTACTACTACCCATAGTATGATTGTCATGCGTTCTTGCAAATCTTTGCCTTTTACTATTTTTATTCACAAATGTAGAGTTATGAAATGTAACAAGAAGCTCTTTGTTTTTAAAATCATAAACAGATACTATACCTAAAAAACTTAAAGGATTATCAGATAAATAGTTTCTGCTTCCGTCTGGTTTTTCAAAACTATCTAATTCCCCTAAATAAGCATCATGAAAAACAGGAGTGTTAGCTGGATGAACAACATTATAAGAACCACCAGTACCACTATTTGAATTACAAATTTTATATGCCCTTTGCTCCCAATCTTTAATTATATATTTTAAATAATTTCTTTGACCTAAAGCATCCCCTAATGAAATAAGTTTTTCTGTATCATATTTAAATAGTCTACCAAAATTACTATCAACAAAATACATAGATTTTTCGCTTAGGGCTACACTAAATCTGTGCCTTGTTCCATATTTAGTTGATATATAAATATGATTTTCTACGGTTTCTCCTGTACCAGTAAATAATGACGTTCCTGCATCATCACTTAACATAGATAAAGGATTTACAAGTAATTTTGCAAAAGCAGAATCTTGTAATACATATATTTCATTTTTAAAATTTATTATTCTATTAATCTCCCCGTATAAGCCTTCCATATCATGGAATTGATTTATAGGAAATTGCCTAAAAGCATCTGCTGTTTGGCCCAATATTTTTGTATTAGAATAAGCAATTTCATATGGAAGATTTAAACTGTCATTAAAATTTTCTTCATCTACAACAAGCCCAGATTTAATTGTGTTTTGCTGAGAATAAACACTATTGTATAGCCAGTCATTACTATATGGAGCTTGATTCATATCTTTTCCTACAACAGTATCTCCAGCATTTAAAGTTAATCCGCTTCTCATGTCTGTATTTACATATGACTCTATAGGAAAAACCTGAAATCTAGAAGCTGATTTTTTCATATAAGGACTAGATGTTTTTTGATGAGAATACAAATTAACAAATGTATCTCCGCCAAACACTTGAGATATATGCCCTTGACTAGAACCTACTGAATCTCCTACTGGATGAAAATTTCCACAAGGAATATATCTAGTTTTGTCTATAGACCCTTTATTATATCCACCATAAGGAACTACGTTTCTTACAATAGAGCATAAGTATTTAAAAGGAACTCTATCGCTTCCTGATGCGCCAACATGATCTCCTTCTCCGTGATCTTCAGTTCCTAAACTAGCTCCTCCAAAAGCTCTGGTAGATGGCCTGTCTATATAACCAGACCTTATAGGGTAGTCAGCATAACTATTGTAGTTATTTGGAGTTATACTAGGGCCATAATTACCATTTTCATCTAGACCTAACCAATGCGATTGAGTGTATAAAGCAGAAACATTTATAGGTGCAAACCAAGAGGAGTAATAACGATCTGGTCTATATTCAAAATAAGAGTCACTTAGTGCGCCAGAGGTAATGTTATTAGTATTAGAATGCTTTCTAACTACAGAACACCTAGTATCCATTTCAATTAAAATACTTCTTAACCCCATTTGTATAGTAGATACAGTGTCATATGTGTAATCTTCTTCAAGTACTGATGCTTTTTGAGGATCTGCCGCTGTAATTCCTTCATTTGCAGGAAGGGATGGTGATATAGCAGCAAAAACATGATATCTAGACCAAGTAGGAACATGGTGGTATAAAGCACAAAATCCTAAAGTATTATTAGAAAACCCAGAAACATGACCATCTTTAACTCTTTTAGATACTTTAAAAAAACCATTTGGAACTATTTCTCCGTCAGAAATTTCTTTAGAGTTTGATATAGGTAATTGCCACCCATAATTATATTTCGGCCTACTATACATGTCTCCTCCATGAGAAGCGCCAGCAAATCTTCCTCCGTCTATTTCCATTCCAATACCAAAATAAGGATCATAAGAAACATATTTCCCTATAAGGATACTATAATCTTTATCTATGTCTTTTCTTGTTGAAAAAGCTAAAGCCTCATTTAAAGTGCAATCTGTTTGCTGTGGCTCCCACCTCATTGTTTCACTATTACTTTCCCAACTATGAGTATTTTCGCCATCATTATTAGCCGCCCCTCTTTTATCAACAGTCACGCCATTCCATCTACTAGAATAAGGATTGATTGTGCCAGGCTTATCTTTATATCTTACTTCATTAGAAAGCTTTAAAACATCATCTATTCTTAACATATCTCCTTCCCTGTAAACATATGGTCTTATCCCAAATGCACTATCAGGAGCGTCTAAAGTAAACACACTACCACTTACTTCTTTTCGTGCTTTTCTTTGATAATGCTCTTCAAATTGGTTATTAGTAGGATTGACAAAAAAATAAGACAGTTTATCATGACTTCCAAAATAACCAGAATGTCTGTAGTGCCTTCCAAATGTTCCAGGCCCGCTTAACCAAGGAATTATATTATTATCTCCCGTTGCTCTGGCGTGGTTAGCGCCACTCATAGCACTATTTATCTTTCTATCATCTTCTCTTTCTGGCCAATAAAACACTTTACCCGCTGTATTTCCTCCAGTTGTTGCCGTTCCATCAGAAACATTGTCATCAAAAAATGCTAGGTGAGAGTTTTCAGCAAGACCTAAATATCCGTTTAAATAAGTATCATATTCTGGTTGTTCTGGAAATGAAGGGGTTATGTTTCCTCCCGAATTATCAATCCATTGATTTACAAAAACAGGATCTCCCCCAAAAGCATCATTGTCTTTATCAGAAAATCTAATTTTAGAATATCCGTATTTTTGTCCTAATTTTGCGCTACCATATTGTACTGTTTGATTTAAAAGACCTTGTTGTACAACTCTTCTATCTTCTTCTTTTCTTTCTGCTCTTACAACCCTAAATCCAGATATTTTTTTTACAACTTCATCAGGAATTATAAATTCAAAAGCTACATATAAATCAAATAAATGATGTGTATCATCGTGTGCAGCAGCTCCAGGTCCACCTCTATCTGCTTGATGCGCTGGAACAGCCCTTGCCCTACCTGCGGCACCTTGAGTTGCTGGATGGCCATTATTAGGAAGAACAGCATTTTGCTGACCATTAGAACGTATATACGCTTCTAATTTTTGTGTACTATTAGTAAGCCTAGCGCTAAACCATTCAACATCTGGGGGAGGAACAGTATGACCATAAATATAAGAAATTCTATGATCGTTTATCATTGCGTGCGAATGAATGTTTTGGGTACCAACTAATGAGTCCGTTCCACCAATCATCATATCTGTTGCTCTAAATGGACTATAAGGCAAATTAGTTACAGGAAGGTATGATCTTTTTATATTGACCATTCTTAAAATATCGTACTGATGTGGAGTTTCTATATCTCCAATCCATAAAACATTTCCAGGAGATCCATTTAAATCGTAAGTTTGAACTCCAAATCTATAAACCTCTCCTCTTTGATAGCCTCGTTTATCTCCAGATAAATGCGGATCTTTTGACCCTCCTAAAGACATAGATGTTTTAAATTTAGTATTACCTGATGAAGAAGAAACAAGACCATCACCAAGAAAATCTTGAAACTCAGTAACTAGCTCTTCTCCATTGCTAGTTGAAGATATAAAAGGGGCATTAAATGCGTTTTGAGATTGATCTCCTATTTTTTCTTGAACTCCAAATGATACACGACAACCGCCTAATTCATTAGTTGCATAGTTAAAACTTTCTGCTCCACAAGTCATTCTATCAGCAAGATACTTGTAAGTAAGTTTATTGCAATATATTCCGCTTACTCCTCCAGCGGTATTACTAGCACCTCCAGATCTTTGGTTTGATATAGCTGTTGTCCATAAAGGAACATTTTTTGTACCGTCATAATTTACATGATCTAATTCTCCAGAAGCAGGATACATTCCATTTGGATCTCCTAAAAGCTCTCCATAACCACATGAAAAACCATAATCATCTGTTACACCATAATCATATATACCGCTATTAACTTCTGAGACAGTTCCACTAATTGATTGATAATGTTTAACCTGAGGGTCATTAGTAGTAAGTATTGCGTCTAGTTCATTTGCACCAGCATTAAGTCTATTATACCTCAAAGCTTTAACATTCCATTCTTTTTCAGAAATAAAATTTCTTTTTTGTCTTAAATTAGCTGCAAATAATATATTGTCTTTAATTGCTATATCTTTACAAACATCAAAAGTATTAGACTCTATTAATATTTCTTCTAAACCATTGTCTATTTCGTTGTTCCAACTTGTATGCTGAAACGTAGATTTAGTGCCGCTTATTTGATTTCTTGCAATAACAGCAACTCTTGGGGGAAAATTTAATTCATCATAAAATAAAGCATACAATTCTATATAGGCAAAATTAACATCTATATCTTCAATATTAATTTGAAATCCTTGTGTTCCTAAATTTCCCTTTGGACCACCTGCATATGTAGTAGAGTTTCCAAAAGATTGATCTGAAACTTGATACATATTACTAAGAGGGGAAAAGGTTGATTGCCCTCCATTATCATCAATGTATTTATAACAATATTGATAAACCCCTACAGGTAAAGACCCAAACAAAGTAGTGTCTAATACAGGCTGAGAAGGATTCATTAAAGGAGTTATATCTAAAGATGTTAGCTCTAAAAGATCCAGATTATTTTGTTTTATATTTAGAGTTCTTAATGAATTTTTATTGTCAGTCCAATAAATTCTAGAAATATTATCATTTTCTACAATATGTTCTATTCTAACAGGAACATCTAAGTCCATATTTAAATCTGGATATTGGCCTTCAATAGAATAACAAACTCTAAGATCCGTAACTTTTTTAACTTTAAATTCATGATCAAAATCAACCATTAAAAATATAGTTCTATCTTTTTCTTCTGCAAAAGGAGTACCACCACCTCTATTCCATTCAAATCTACCAACTATCATTAATAGTAATTGATTTGCATAAGAAACATGACCAACAATAGAACACCTATTAGATAGCTCTAAATTATCTAATGCCGATATGTCATCATTTGGCCCCCTATCATAAAATGTTGGATATGAAAAACCAAATTGTGGCTGGTCAGGCAGTGTATCTATATAAAATGTTGCTAAATCAACAAACAGGCTATTACCATTTATATTTTCTACTGTAAATGTATCCCCTTCTGAATTAGTTAATCTAACATTTTTAGCATCAGTATAACTTCCTTCTAATTGAAAATGCGGGTCTAGATCACTAACCATTCCATGAGTAAAGCTTTCTGGTTTAGAAACTCCTGTTTTTGGAGAGCCTGCTCTATTCTCTTGTCTATTTTTTTTTGCCATTTTACTGGTTTAATAAATTACTACCATCGTTGCTTATAGGCACTAATGTGTTCCACATGCTTCCTATTTGTGACAATTCTTCTGAAGTAGGCATTCCATCATCTCCTCTAGCCTTACCACATAAATAATACCATCTTTTTTCTAGTTCTTTTACAATGTACTGCGGAAGCTCTCCATTATAAAATTTTATTAATTTAGTTTGCCACATTATATACTGGGCTACTGCTGTCTCGTGACCTTCTTTAATTTTAGGCCAACCTCTTAAATCTACAGGATAAGCCAAATAGACTATTGTAATTTCATCCAAACCATCGTGCTGTATATTTAATCTGTTACCCTCTATGTAATACCTAAATGCTTTTTGCTCAGAATCATCTGTTGTTTTTCCAACTCTACCTCTATGAATAGCAGAAGTTTTTTTAATAGAGGCATGTTCAAAATCAGAATCATCAGTACCAACCCGAACTGCTAATAATTTAATATTATTTTCTGGAAGAGTAATTTGTTGATTTCTATAAATTCCTTTTCCTCCTGTTAAAGTTAATCCGCTTACCTTAGCATTAGGAGTGTCTGAAGAAAGTGTAAATTCATTTCCTTGTGGGCCTATTTCTTTCATTGTAATAGTTAAAACCCCTGTAGTGGTATTCATGCTATAAGTTGCTACATTTAAAGCTTCTGGAAAATTAAATATAGCATACCAAGGTTTTGTAGTTGTATTATTTCCAGAAGTAGAATTTCCCTCTAAATGATTTATTAATCCACGAGAAGAGTTAGGGAAAAGAGTACTATTGTCTAAAGTTTCAGCTAAAGTTGATCCTCGCTCAATTTCATTTGGTCCTAACGACAAACCTATGTTTGTATTTCCAGGGCTGTTACTTCCATTTCTAAAATATAATTTTACGCCATTTAAAGTAATTGAGTCTCCTGGCGATGGATTAGCAGCAAATGTTATTGTTCCTGTAGCTTGAGCTCCACTTGCATCATATGTAGATTCTTTTTGTACAAATGTTTCTCTACTTCCTATAAGTTTTTCAGCCTCATAAGACCATTCTATCCAATCATTTGTATAATTAGAAAAATCTTTTAATCCTAAATTTCTAGCTACAGTTGTAAAAACTCTATCTATATGTGTATGCATATTTGTTTATTTTATACAGAAGCAATAAAAACTTCTAGTTGATGACTAGCAACTCCTTTTACTTTTAAAGCGGTAGCATTATCTAATGTTGATCCTCCATTACCCCCTTCTACAGTTGTTCCTGTATACATAATACTACTGTTTGCAGCAACAGATGTGTAACCAGCATCAGAATCTTCATCGTCTAACCCTACTTGTAACGCATCAGTTCCGTCTAAATTAGTTACCCTGATGTATCTTACGTCAGCTCTTACAAAAGCACCATCAGCAGTTGTACTTCCAAAAGTAGCCACTTCAGTTAAATTTGTATTTGCTAATTTTATTACTCTTTTAGATGTATTTACAATACTACCAAAAGTATGTGTATAGGTTTGAGCAAAATCTAAATTATCTGAAGATCCATTGTCATGCCCTATAGCTAATGCTTCTGTTATTGTTACTGTCAGCGTTGCCGCATTCAAATCAGTATCCGCCATATTTTCTAATTTTTATTTATTAATTTTTTTGAATACCCTAAAGGCATTATTTTACAATTTCTATATTTTGTAGGCCTCACCCATACTAATTTTTTATAATAGTCATCTAAAATAGGGACTTTATAAAATACCGTTTCTCCCGTTTCTTTTGTAGCCTCATTATCCACTCTTACATGAAAAGCTCTTTTATGAGGTTTTTCGTCCAAATATACATAACCCATTTGATTAGGTAAATACACTTGATGATTTCTTATAGTAATATCTCTTACAAGTATTTCAAAAAATCTTTTAATAATACTATAATATAATTTATAATCAATATTTTTATAAAGCATAATTTTAACATGCTTATAAATATCTTTTATTGGCATATATTTATCTTTGTACTTGTGCCCCACTTCTTTTCATTCTTAAATTATCATCTAAACCATCAGCTATCTCATCTCCTTGAGTTTTTAACTCTGTTTGAAGCTCTACTTGTATAACTCTTTGAATTAAATCGCTTACATGCTCCATAGGAATAGGATAAGGATTTGCGGCATCATCCCACATAACCGTATCTATAGCTTCTGAAGCATTTATAGGGTTACTACTATTTGCCCCTAAAAATTCATACACTCCGTTATTATAAATATTGTGTATGTGTGTAGGGTTTTGTAATATCATATCTGATTTTGCTTTATAATTCCAAAAATATCTTCTAGGACTACCACTAACTTTATCGTCATGATAATTTGGAGAAACCTGTAATTGATGTATAGATATAATATGATTATTAGAACTCTGTGCGGCAGGCAATGAATTTACAAAACTATTATCTTCTAACTGAGTATGTCCAGAGGTTTCTTCAGTATAGTAAGGCTTACTATTATTTGTAAACTTATTATATTCATCAAAATCTCCATATTTTTTATTATACAATTTTATAGCTTTACTAAAATGACCAAAATAACCACTATCTGTTCCATTATCGTATAAAACAGCTCTAGACAGATTTATTTCTCTAATACCCCTATTGTCTTTTAATTGTATAGGCGCAGGTACTTCAAAATTATGATATCCAAAATTTCTAAAGTCTCCTTTATTTTGTTGGGTGGAAGCAGTTTCTCTTCCGTATTGATCTATCCAATGCTGATTACCGCCTACATTAGGGTTCATGCTACCCAGTAAACCTGAGTTAATTATGTTTTGTGTAATAGCCATCCATTCAGCATAAGGAGCTCCACTTGCATATGTTCTAGCGCGTATTAAATAATTTGGTAATGTTGGCGTTGCTAAGGCTGTGTTCCTTAAATAATCTACAAGATCTCCTATGTAATTTCTAATGTCTCTACTAGCTGAATTATATGTTGTTAGCGGTACAGATTGATATATAGAATTGTTATGTGTTATGCCTTTATCAACGTTATCTGCAATAAGTTTTGCTCTATGGTAATGAATCCAGTGTTTTATTTGCTCTATACTAATATTATTTTCTGTAGTATTTTTACCTCCATATGCAAGGTTTCTAATATTATAAGCTATTTCATTTAATGTAATCATTAGGCATAGTTTAGGTAGCTACAAAATTAGTTAATTTTTCTTTATAAAGCAAAAATAGGCCGCAACTATTTCTAGTATTAACCTATTTTCACAGCAGGGAGCAAAAGAACTCTCTTCAAATATCATATATTATGATGGAGGTGTCATTAATCCTACATCAACTTTTGTCATCTTGTCTACAGCTAATTCAATTATTTGTCGCTGGAAGTGATTAGTAAAAACTCTTGAGCCAGGCAAAGCGGTAGCGCCATATGTTTCTTCTCCAATTTGTACATCAGCAAAAGCTTCTTCTAAATTAGGAAGTGTTATTGTATTCATTTGTAATGCTCTCATGTTGCCAGCATCAGAAAAACCTATTCTATTTTCTACATACGCCCAATCTGGAGAATCGTGTGATGGTTGATTAAAAGGATCGTCTGAATAACTGTCTTCAATATAGTCTCTTCTAGATTTATTTTTTATAGATATCCAGTCAGTAGTTTTGATATCTGAACTAGTAATACCTGGAAATGGAAGCCCAGTTGATTTATCAATAATATCATCCATATTATAATTTTTTCTAGTAGCGCTTATAACATATAAATGCCGATTTGGTAATACATATTGATTTCCAAATAACCAAATTCCTACCCTAGTGCTTTCATTTCCTGCGCTATGAGTGCTTCCTACAACTACTGTTCCAGTTTGATCTAAAGTTCCACTGTCTGTATATTTCCTAGAAAAACTTGGAAAAGAATTATTATATATATATGCCCCACTAACTATATCACTTGTAGTAAGAGACCAAAAATTATAATCTATTAGGGGTGCTAAAGCTCTTCTAGAATCTTCATCAACAAGCATTTTTTGATAATGAAAATTAACAAAGTCAGATATAGCTATTTTTAAAAACCTATCTTTTTCTGGGGTTGTAAAATAAGGTTGATCTGCTTTATCTAAAAGCAGGTCTATTAAATTATAAGCCTCAGTCAAATTCATTTACTATCTATTTTTTTTACTACCAAACCATCCTTTTGGTTTAGCGGTTTCATTTTCTAAATTATTAATAGTACTGCTAGACATTGTTTGTGGTTGAGAAGCCTCTTCAACAGCCACCTCTTCAACTACAGGAGTTTGCTCTACAGCAGCCTTTCCAGTTCTTAATTGTCTTCTAAGCAAAGCATATAGATCAGCATTGTCTTTTAACCATACAATTGCTTGTTCGTCAGCAAGACCAATATTAACAGATCCATGCTTCCACACCCCGTTAACTTTAGTTAATACATTTTTAGCCAATGCTTTCTTTAAAAATATTCTATACTCTTGATCTATATCGTTTGTAAGTGATAAAAATTTGTCTGGAGTATTATTGGCAAATTGAATAATCTTAGCCTTTAGCATAGTATCTTCTATATCAGAATCTATACCCATTAATATAGCTAAGTCTTTCATAGCATTAATATTTAGGTCTGTTGCCTTAGTAATTGCTTCAGCGCTTTTTAAAGCTCCTTCAGCATTCTTTTCTTCATTTGCTTTTAAATCTTCAATAGAAAACTTTCCACTCATTAGCGGATGTCCTTTTAAAAATTCGTAAACTCTTTTGTCTTGTTTCTGATTAATATCTAGAGATAATACAGCATTAAACATTTCGTAACCATCAGTCATACGATCATTTATATCTACTAAATTTACATCTCTTCCCTGCTTATCTGTATAATTACCAAACTTACAGTAATTAAATTTATCAGGCTTTCTTGATTTGATTAAAACTACGTGTCTTTTCATTTTTCTTTTTTTTAATTAATACTCCCTGTTATTTGGGTATTGCTTTACCCTTTTTTTCTTTTACTATTTTGCCATTTTCTATCCAAGTTTTATTAGCAGACTCTGTCTTCCATTTAAATCCAGACTTACCTCCTATTGAAAAAACTTGTGGACTACTTGGTTCCCTTACCAATTCGTCTTCTTTTAACTCTATTACTTTCCCATCTCTTACTACTAGTCTTGTTCTCATTTTACAAAGATAAAGAATTTTTATTTAATAGACCAAGGCCTTAATCCTGCAATTACACTATTTGTTTCTTTTTCAACAAACTGATATGTTCCATTCCACGCGATACTTCTTCTTATTTGATTTCCCAAAAAAGGATACACGGTATGAAACAAACTAGAAGGCCATAAATACATATCTCCTACTTTAGGCTCTATTATCATTTGCCCCTTCTGTAAAAGATCAGGGCTAACAGATCTATCTATAAATTCTAAATGCCCGTCTTTATCAGATTTATTATTAATATCTCTTTTTGGTCTATTATTAGGAACTTTTAAAAACAATGTTGATGATACAAGGCAATTTGTATGATAATGAGCAGGATTATATTCTCCTCCAGGATTCATTTCATTAAACCACATGTCTGTAACATCACAATTTATAACATGACTATTTTCATCAAAAATATACATCTCTTTTAAACAAGAGTTTATATATGCATATAGGCATTGCTTAAAAAAATCATATAGATTATTTTCTTGCAATACTTTTTGATCTATTTCTATTTCACATTTGATTTGCCCTACCAAATTCTCTCCATAACTTTTTTTGTTTTCATCTTCAAACATTTCATCCGTTATAGATATTAATTTATTTGTAATTACGTCAGGTAATTGTACTTTAAGAACCCTAGGGCCAAAAGGTCTTAGCACTTCTAATTTTGCTTCTTTTCTCTCCACTTTCTTTGTTTTAAAATTAAGAATAATGGAGGGGCCGAAACCCCTCCTTCATTCAAACTATTCAGGATATTATCCTGTTGTTGTAATACTACCAACAGCACCCATATGTGCGTACACATACCAATATGTACCGTCAGCTACACACTCAATTCTTTCTCCTCCTACAGCAGCAGCTTCAATAGTGAAACTGTCAGCTAAAAGATTTGAATCACCATCAGCACCAGCATCAGCAGCACCAGCGAATACTATTGTATCAGCAGTTGCAGCGCTAATTACCATATCACCTGTTCCAGATGGAGTAAGTGAAACGATAAATGTTAAAGTACCACCAGCAGTAGCAGGAGGTAATGTAACAGCTGAATCTGTACCACCAGATTGCTCGCACAGAAATACTTTACCGAAATCATCGTCTTTAAGTACTTTAGCACCCCCAGCACCTAATGCAAGTTTTTCAACTACAGCAGCAGCTTGAAGCTTTGGTAAATGTATTACTTCAGAACCAGCAGTATTTTCAGCTTTAATAAAGCCTTTAATAGCCGTTCTTAATCTATTAAAATCAAATTTTATTGCCATTTTTTTATTGTTTTTGTAGTATTGGGGGGTTTTAATTTTTACCCCCCTCTACCAAGTTGTTTACTAAGGTATCCTAGCTAAGCAAAATCTTCTAGGTATACCAATTAATTATTGTTATGCGGATTTATTATAGTTCGCAACAGCGGTAATGTCTGCGTGAGCAAATACACTATTCAAACCATCAGCTACAGTAACAACACCGCTTGCAGTTGCAGCAATTCTTGCTACTTCTTTAGCCATGTCATCTGCTTTACCTGAAGTACATGTCAACTCAGCACTACCTGCTGCTCCGTCATCTCCTGCGAAATGAATGTCAATAGCAGTTGTACTAAGTATTTCTATGTGATGTATTTTTTCAGCAGACACATAAACACCATCGTTTGCGTCTACAATAAATCCTAAAAAAGCTCTGGGCATATTTTCTAATTTTTAAAGGTTAATAATTATGATGCGCTTAATATACCACAAGACAATGGGTTTCTAACAATGATTCCAGTTTCTGAAAGCACGTGGCATTCAAATTTGTCATCAGCGTTAGCAGCCAACATTGCTTTTTGGTCATAAGGATTCACCATTCCAGCTACATATTTCTTGATCATACTTCTGTTAACTCCTTCAGCTCCTTTAGTAACTAACTCAACGTTAGAAACACCAGAAGTTTTTCCGAAGTCCATAAATACCATCTTAGCAGATTCTTTCAGTCTGTTGTCACCAAATGCATTAGTTCCACCAGCAGAAGAATGTAAATTAGGGTCATCAAATACAGGACAGTGAGCAACAGTAATTTTGTTACCTAATGCACTATAAGAAGCAAAGTTTGCTCCAAGATGAACCTCACCACTTATACCATTCATTGAACCACCTGTCATTGCACCAGCAGGAGCAACAATAAGATCTTTCATAGCTCTGTGGAATGCTAATCTACCTTCAGTTCCAGTAAATACAACCCACTCATTACCTTCAGCAGCAGTTGCGTTTAATGAAATCTTAGCAATAAACTCAGTAATAATATCTTCAGTTAAAGATCCCATTGAATAAGAAGCTTGATTAGAAGAATCAATTTGAGCCAATAAACCATCTCCACTTACAATTGAAGAAGCCATAGTTCCAGAAGTACCAATTGCAGAAGAAGTATAAGCTCCTGGTCTTTGGATTGTAGTATCTGTTACAGAAGTTCTTCCATACCATCTTTGAAGCTCTTGCTGATACATGAACTCATCCATCATCATTTGCTCTTTAGTAAAGTACCAAAGCTTAGAACCATTGTTTTCAATCCAAGTTACATCAGTAAGGTCTTTACCAGTAACTGAACATTTCTTACGCATTGTAGTTAACCAATTTGTATGAGTTGATGGATATACATAGTTTTCACCTACATCAGCACCGTCAGATCCGTTAGGAAATGCAGAACCAATAGAAGCTGCAATAGCCTCATCAGCTACATCAGTTTCTAATAAAGGATTAGCAGTACCATCAACCATTTCAAACTTAACAATAAAGTCAGTTACAGCAGCAGATCCTGAAGTGTTAGTAATAGGGTCTTCAATTACTATTGCAGTAGCTCCAGATTGAAATCTAACCATGTCAAACTTGTTTAAAAAGTCTCCAGTTCTTCCTGTAGCAGTCCCATCTATAATAAGTTCAAATACATCACCATCTGCATCTGCACCATCAAGAATAATTCCAGTTGTAGATGTTGGTGTATTAGTAAAAGATGTATCAGCAGATACACCCTTGAAAAAGCCTGTAGCATATGATGGAGCATTGTATCTACCCATCACTTTCCATTCAAAAGAATTGTCTCCTAAGACTTTTTCAGCTGCAAAACGACCTGTTCTTTCTAACAAGTATGTCGCAGCATAACGAGGATACTGTTGAATAAGAGTTCTAGCAATCTCAGGGTATTGCATTAGAGCTGTATTCAAAGCATTCTCGGCAGTTGTCCCAGAACCATAGGTTCCAGTATATAATTTAGCCATTTTTTTAAATTTTATTAATTAAACATTTTTTTATTTGCCCAATTAACTTTCAACTATTAGTAGACTTTGTCTTACCTTATAAAGCTTACTCGCTCATGAACGCTTTTGGATCAAACTCGCCTGACTTTACTTTAAAGTTAGACTTGCCTTTTCCACTGTTAAGATTTGGAGAGACTATACTATCCATGATAGCGGCTTTGCCGTCTTCCAAGCCTTGAGAACGAAGAATCTTTTCAATCTGCTTACGATAGAGCATAAACATAGCAACATCAGCAACATTGGCGTGATCTGCATATATTTCTTTCATCATATCGCCTGTAGCATATCTATAGACTTCTTCTTTCTGTTTTTTTGTTACTTTCCCTCCCATGAACTCGCTCATGTTCTTGATCTGACTTTTTAACTCTTTTTTTGCGTTCTCTGCTTGTTCTTTTCTTTTTGTCTTACTTTGCTCTGCTTGTTGTTTAGCCTGAGCTGTTTGTTGATCAATAGCATTATTGATTACTCTTCTAATACTTTTAGCTTTCATTTTCATCATGCCAGAATCTTCTAATTTATCTAATGATTCTTCTATTTCTGAATCTTCAATACCATCAGCTTTTAACTCTTCAGAAACCAAATCTCTATCTGAAAAATTTAAATAAGACCTAAGCTCTGATACCTGATCATTAACTGGAGCTTGTTGTGTTTGAGCTTTTTGCTGTAAAGAATTTATAGCTTGCACAAACTCGTCTTTTGATTTTATCTCAACACCTAGCTCTTCTCCAACTTTAGCCCAATTTAATGATTCTTGTGCCGTTGGAGTTTCTTCAGTTGTTTTTTCATCTCCATCCCAATTATACTCTTCCTCTTTTTCAGATGCCGCGTCTTCAGTTTTGCTGTCCCAAGACCAACCATCTTCTTCGCTTTCTTCTTTGCTTTCTTCTTTACTTTCTACCTGCTCTGTTTTTGCTTCTTCTTTTTCTTCTACTTCTTCTGTTGTTTCATCTGCCTTGTAGGTATCATCTCCCGCAAAGGCCAATGGATTAAACTCTTTTTTTTCTTCTGTAGCTTCTGTTGTTTCCACAACCTCTTCTACTAGTTTTGATTCTTCTGCCATTTTATTTTAATTTAGTTAATACTCCCAGTTTGCAAATATACGAAATATTTGTTATATTTTTTGAGCTGCTTTTTTCAAGCTGTCAGAACTAGTGGTTGATCCAGATGCTCTAGCCCTATCACTATCTTCTTTTTTAGACTCCTCTTCTCTATTTTTTCTATCAATATAATAGTCAGCAGCTTTTTTATCCATTTCATTTCTTTCTTTAGTATCATGAAGATCTCTATCAACATCTGCTTGTATTTTAGCAACCTCTAGCCTAGACTCTGCGCTAATTTGTGCAACTTTTAATTTAGCCTCATTATCCATTTGCTTAAGCTGTGCCTCAGCCTCAAATTTAGCTTGCTCCACTTGAGCTGCCGCCTCTTGTGCTTGTTGTTGCTCTTGCATAGTTTGCTGTTGTTGTTTTTGCATCTCAGTCATAGCCTGCTCTAATACTTTTTCAGCTTCTGTCATTGTGTCAGATCGTAAAACTTTAATAACGCCTAACATGTCAATAGTACCTGCTTGTAGCGCAGCTTGTGCTAATTGTTGTACTACTTGTTTCATAGAATCATCTTTACCACTATCACCTACATAAATACCAAAGTCTTGCAAAGCAATATCTGGCATAACATTTAAGAATTTATAAGCACCGTCTCCTAAAATCATTCCAGCCTTTTTCCCTCCAGCCCAACAAACCTTCATTAGGTTACATATTCTCTCTAAAACTCTTTGCTTGCATTCGCCATGAGAATAAAACCAACTTTCTGTAATAGTTGCAGACTGCACAACACTTCTTTGTACGTTACCCACATATTCATACTGGCCTACAGCTCCCTCTCTTTGTCTAGTAACTCCAGATATTTGTCCAGCCATTTCTTCAAGCATTACCTTAAGATTAATGAGCTGCTGAACAGATTGAGATAGTGTAAAGTCAATTTGTTGAAACTGATTAAACGATTGCATTTGATTGCCTTCGTCTTTTGAGTTAATAGGAATAATACCATCAGTTTTTAAATGATACAATACTTGCTGTATATCCATACCAACATTTGTAGGTAATTGAGACACGTCATAAACTACCGCCTTACCACCAGAGCGGGCCATAGCAAGTTCTATTTGATAAACAACAATATTATAAAGCATTTGTATGTTGTCAAGCATGTCAACTAAAGAACTACTGCTTCCTGTTGTGTTTCCTTTTATACAACCAACATATGATAATGGAGTTTTACCTGGATCATCAATACTTCTAACCTGATTGTCCCTTCTTCTAGCATTAACTAATATTCTGCCGCCAATTAAAGTAGCCTCCCAAACATCATCCACCCATTTAGTTTCAATCTTTTCTCCTTTTCTTTTTTTATACGTATCTTTTACCATTTTTCTAAATGGCCTAGAAGGATCGTATTTATTGTCAGATAATTTAAATTTAATAGCTCGCAATGATTTCCACTCGCAACTTACCACTCTAATTCTAGCCTCTCTACCATGAGCAACGTCTACCCACTCAAAACTACTATTGTAACTAGCCAAGTCTCCTCCTAAGTACAGGTTTCTCATTTTGTCTAGCTCTAACAAATCATCAGTGGATAGATTGTCTTTATACTCATCGTTTATTTCGTTGATAGACAACCATCTTTCTTCTCCCACCCAAGAAGCATCATCTAAATAATCTGAATGAAGAGAATCATCAAACACTATGTTTCTTGGATCAACTCTTCTAGCGTAAGGGTCTCCGTTTTGTATATTAATTTTATAAAACTCTTTGCCTGTTACCAACAAGTCTCTAAAACCTTCTTTAAATACATCTTTTAAATTATATCTATTAGAAACATACTCTAAACCATCTTGAGCTGTTTCCTCTATCATTTCACGATAGTTATACTTCATATAAGTCTCAATGTCTTCTGGTACTGGCATACCTTGTCCTTCAGACAAAACATTAATATTCATTTTTTCTTGCATTTCAGCATGAAAATCATCTAACAACTCTTTCATCATTAGTCCAACTTTGTGATCGTGCTTTCTAATTACAGCAGCCTTGTTAACTGTTGTAACTTTCATATCAATAGGTCTTCTTAGCTCTTCTCCTACTAACAAATCAATCTTAGGAGTTATAATAGGATAATTTACAAGTCTAGCTGGATAGGTTAATCCATATTGCTCTGTAATGTAAGAATAATCACCTTGTGTTAACTGCCCGTTATATATCTGATAGTTTCTAATGTCTTTTGATCTTGAAGAATGATAGCTTCCTCCCTCAGCGCCCATATATCCTGTAACAGCATTTAGAACCTGTCTGCACCAATCTTTAGTTTTATCTTTTTCAGCAATTACCATTGAAGGCATTGATTTGTATCTGTTTTCCATAATTTTAATTTATTTGTGAAGGAACCCCGTTATATCCCATCTTATAATATTTAAATCCTATATCTTTTACTTCTGCTTCTTTTTCACTGGCCTGCATTCTATAATTATCTATATTATGAATTAAACATAAACCAAAGGCCATAGCTCGGTCAGTATTTTGCAATCCATAATTAGCAAGCTCATCTATTAAATCTATAAACCATAAATCCTGAGCACTTTCTCTTAAGTAATCATCTATTAAATCTTCCATAAGAGACTTTACCTGCTTGTTCATATGCACACCATATCTATTTCTAGTTTTTGTGCCAGGGTTATGTGCAGACTCTGGCTTTTCTTTTAGATACTTTAATGCATTCATACGCTTAAAATAATCCAAGATACCTATTTTAGTATATTCTACTAACATTTTAGCGTTATAATAAACTGCAAGTTTTAAACAACCATCCCAAAAATCCTCTTTCTTTTTAGGCCTGTCTGTGTACTCAGCAATCACGTAATCGCTTGACATATTAGTATTTGCAAATCTACGATAAATAATCGCACTACCCAAAGAATCTGATGCTCCAGCCTGATCTTGGTCGTAAGAGTCAATACCTCCTATGTCTAAATTTTTGTATTCTGGCTCTGGATGTACCAATATTTTGTAAGGTCCGTTTGGGTGCGGCTTCCATTTTACAGTTGGATCTCCTGATCCTAACTCCCAGTCTAAGTAACCCCTTTGTATTTGACTTCTATGATCTTTACTAGACAATATTCTTGACCTCTGTGCGTTTAATAAAGCAATATCAAATCTTGCTGAGTGCGTATTAAGAAAAGCCTCTTCTACAGTTAAAGGATAGTTTTGTATATGTAAATTATATGCTTCGTTATCTCCAGATTGTTGTATATCTTCTCTGTCTGATATAAGTTTTTCCCTTGCCCCTTTCTCATCTTCCTTTCCAGACTCTATATCAAAGAACCCATAATAAGCTTTTGACGCAGGAATAAATACAGGTATTAGATTGTAAGCATCATGACTATAATACATATCCATAAAATCCTTAGAAGCTTTAGATATATCACCACCTGTACCACCAACAATAGGAACTCCAAATTGTATATCCCCATCCATAAAGCAAGCTTTAGATGACATATAGGCATTCTTAAGTTTTTTAAACTCTCCAGCCTCTTCAAATATCATAAGAGAAACCCTTTCTCCTTTAAAAACTTCTGGATTATCCATTGTTCTACATATGATATTAGATTGATAACCACCTATTTCCCATTTACCATCTTTATTTTTTTGCTTATATCCAGAACGCATAATACCATCTGTGTCTTTTAACACTGAGTGTTTAAAGTTAGGATGTATACCATTAAGACCTTTTCTTGTTTTATCAAAGAATGCATCTGCTGTTACTTGAAGTCCTGCCGCCACGCCCACATCATTAAATGGATAAAATGTATACTCATGAGCTACAGCTCCAGAGTTCATATACGAAAAGCCTTTATCTCTGGCTTTAATAACAATCATGCCCTTACCTTCTTCTTTGCACAACTCTATTGTATCAAAATACTCATGATCCATGTTTCTATACCAAGGATGTATTAATGTTTTACGATTGCCAGAGGTCCCGTCATTACCTAATATCTTGTAGTAATTTAAATAAAAATAATACTTACCAGATATTTTTTTCATACCCTTAGGCTTGTAACCATTTAAACATCTATCCGTTTCTTTAGCCCAATACTCTTGATAGGCTACAGAATCAGGGTTTAGATCAGGATGGCCAGTATTAGGAACAGGACGATATCTTTGGGGATCAAATTTAATTTTACCCATACTTTAAATTTTTAGTTTTTCCTATTCCAAACATGCCAGAGTTTTCTTCTTTTTTTGATAGTTTTGCGTGATATCTATCTCTTAAGTCTACACCATGTAGTTTTTGCGCTAAATCATTATACTTATTAGCTTTTAGCATGTCAACCTCCTTATAATACTTTTATAAGAATTATACAAATACTGTAAATCGTATTTATTTTTTTCAGCCATTAACTATGTTGCGCTCTATTAGTCGTGTTGCATTCTACCACCATGACTATATTTCACCTTCATGCCTTTATTTGCTTTTTTCTTAGCGCCAACTATTCTGTCAGCCGCAGTTGCTTTTGGGTTGTTGTCGTATCCAGCTTTTACACTTAGCATGCCAAACTCACCACCTTTGTTATATTTTTTTTTCATTTTCATACCATAATTTGCTTTTGCTGTTTTAGCAGCGTTATTAAAATCACTATCAGAAGGCGCACCTGCGTCTCCTTTTTTCCTCATTGTTGCTCCACGCTTTCTCTTGGCGTGTATATTCGCGTACAAACCTTTTTTTGCCATTTTTTATTATTTATTAGTTATTACATTTCTTTAATTTCTTTTCTTCTTTCTAAGAAAGATAATCCCTTGTCTCCAGCTATTTTTTGCCTTTCCCCTCTCCTGTCTATCGCATCAAGTAATGACTGTCTTGTTTTTAATATTTTTTCTACCCCTATCATTAATTTTTGTAACATCTCTGCATTCTCTTCATCAAGATGCATTCCGTCAATAAGAGCGGTAAACTGATTGATCTTATTGTTAAAAGCTATAAGTTGCTCGTCTAAAGGGTCAAATTGTAGCTCGTTATATTTTTCACTTGCAGCTTTTAATGCAGCATCTTTAACTCCTTGCCAGTTATACGTGTCATACAAATCTTTAGATACAGCCTTAATTCTTTCGCTCTCACTATAATGCCTATATGGGCTTTCATAGTCGTAGACTAAGGCAACCCATTTGAGGGCCGTAGGCCCGAATTTTTCTCTCTTAATGAGTGTAAGAAATTCTGGAACTCCCGTTACACCATCATCATCTTTAAATATGTCCCCCTTCCTGTTTAAATTAAGTAAGTACATTACTTCATATATTTAAGTTTTAACTTAAACACGTATCTTAATGGGTCTAGATTTTCAACATCATAATCATTTATTATAGTTTGAATATAATAATATGGGTTTTCTTCTAAACTCCAATGTGCTTTTATAATTTTAAATCCGTGTCTTTTTGCTCTTACCTTTATCTCCTCTTCTTCATTAACAAGATCACCTAAGGTATTAAATATTTTTTCAAGATAATAAAAATCGTTTTTTTGATATATCTTTCCTATGTTTTCGTCTAATTCTTTCATTCTTTTAATTGTGTTACAGTAACAGGTGCTATTCCCCAAGCATGAGGTAATGTCTTTTTAATTGTTTCATACCACTTTTTACTTCCTATTTTAGCTCCTTCCACATTTTCTAATAAGTGCATTATATCTTCTGGAATAAATCCTTTTCTTTTAAGGGATTTATCTATAATTTCATTTGTTAATCCTTTTGGTGATCCGTCCCATCCTAAGCTTTTCAAAGCCTCTTTATATCTAACCATTCTTGTTTGTTGTTCTCCAGGATCCATCATATATCTATAAAAGTTTGGATTTTTTTTACTTACTTCAATTCTTGGATAATTTTTATATATAGCCTTAGCCCCTTCTTTGGATGATGGACTTAAAAGATGTCCCGTTTCATGATCTAGGTTTCTTGCAGTTTTAGTTATATTTGGAAACTCACCAACTTTAATCCTTCCAGGCATATATGAACCCAGCGCTCCACCAAACATTTGTTCTGGAGGCATAATATCTATAGTTGCTTCATCTAATTCATTTAAATAATTTTTAATTGAAGTGTTTACCTCGTCAGCACTTTCACCTGTATTAGCCATTCTTAGTTTTCGGTAATCGTCACTCTTTAAATAGTTTACCCTATTACTAATTACTTTATTATAGTCTAATGGTATCTCTTTTTTACTTAATTCTTTTAATGGTAATACATTTATATCTGGTGTGTGTCTAAATGTAGGATTAGGATTTATTCGTGACACTAAAGATGATAATAGTTTAGGGGCATGTTTTGCAATGCCACCTATAGCAGCACCACCTCCAGTCATAAGTAGTAATTCTTGAGGGTTTTTAGGAATTGCAGTTTCACCCAACCATTTTGCTGCTTGTAATCCATACTTAGTAACATTATTCCATAACCAATCGTCTTTTAAGTTTTTTCCACTATAATCATTAATCTTATTATAATTAAACGCTGTAGGCTCTGTCTCTGTACGTACACCCCCATTATCATATTCTTTTATCAATGATGAATCTTTTGCGCCAAATATACTATTTAATATATCATTTTCTTTTGGCAATTTATTTATATTATTAGAGTTTGATAAATAAGGAGCCATATTCTGCTTGTACATTAACTCTTCTTCTCTTGCTTTTAAAGCGTCAGTGGAGTCTTTAGCCATCATGTTTTTATTAAATAACTCTAATTTTTCTTGCGGATTATCTGTTCCAGCCCAATGATTACGCAGCCAAAAATCTGATATTGATTGTTCTCCAGACCACACTTTGCTAAAGTTAGAGCTTGGATGTTCTCTATGATATCCTAAGAATAACATTTTTTGTTGATCGGCATTAAGACCACTTACATCAACACTTTTCTTTCCTTCCCACATACCTCTTAACCATTGCGGTACAAACTGATTATTTCTTTCTAAGTAATTAACCGTTCTGTTAACTGCTAAATTACCACCCTTTTCTTCTCCTTCTTCAAACATAAACAGCCCTCTTCCAGGCCCATCATAAAACCCCTCTTCTTCGCTACCTGAAATTTGCTTGGCTTTAGGGTCCATTCTTTGCTTATGACCCGTTTCGTGATATGCAATATAATCCATAAGTTGGTTATACTGCTTAGGTGTGCCTCCTTTATCTTTTATGATAAGTTGTAAAAATTCGTTTAAATCTATTTCGTTCATTAGAACCTTCCGCCATTAGTATATCTTTTCTTCATTTTCATACCATAAGCAGCTTTAGGATAATTTTCTGGATTACGCTTTCTGTGGTCATACCCCTTTTCTTTCATATCAAGATGGTCTTGTAGTTTCTCAGCTTTAAATCCTTCTCCTGTTTTAGGACTATACATCATGTGTGGTTTAAACGATCCTCCTTTAGCCATCATCATATTTCTTTTATTCATAGCATTTGCAACTAAACCACTTAATTGATTCATTGCTATAGCTTGATTTGCTTGTTGTGTGTAGTGACCCCCTTCATCATATTTAGGCATCTTCATTCCTTTTGCAGCATAGTCTAATTGTTCTTCTACGTTAGGAGTTACAAATGGATTGTCTTTTTCTCCCACCCAATCTCCTTCTCTTAGGCCAACAGGATCTGAATCTTTTTTTATTTTAGAAAGAACAGATGTGTTTGCTGGTTTTACATTAGACATCTGAGTTTCAGGTTGTTTCTCTACAGCTTCTCTCTGAATCTTTTTTGGTTCAGAAGGTTGATATGGATTTACAGTATCTCCACCGCTTACCAATCCTGATAAAATATCATTAATAGGATTAACAATGCCTTCAAAAAGAGGCATAGCTACATCAAATCCTAAAGTTTTTACTCCGTCTATCAAAACATCTGATCCTGTTTCTATTACATTTTCTACTAGACCCCCAGCAGCGCTTACTCCTTCGTGAGCAATATCTGCTACAGGATCTAAAACTTCTCCTGCTGCATCAAATACAGGGTTTATTATTGGCGATACAACATCACTCACCCCTCCCATTACATCTCCAACAACATCGCCAGCAGAACCTAGCACATCAGAAATAAAATTAAAGAACCCAAAATATTCTGGAAGACCTGTATAAGGATTAATAGTCCCGCTACCACCCATAGCCTTTAACATTGCAGCTTCTTGTGGATTAATATGAGCAAGTTGAGTGTCTCCGTTTCTACCAAGACCTTGAACCTTCTTCATTTCTTTTGGACTTAACTGCCCTCCTTGATCATATATACTGCGTAATGCACCCCCTTTATCAAAGCTAGTAACATTTTTTCCCATATACTCATTTAAAGCAATTAATGGATTGGCATCCATATTACCTTCTGTTAATGTAGTACCTCCTCCTGATCCAGCTCCTGCTTGATTTCTTAAACTTATCATATTAAGTCTACCAAACAAATCTCTTAAATTACCAGACCCACCCAATGCAGATAGATCTACATTATCAAAATTAGCAAGACCTGTGTCTATACCATAAGGATTACTTCTATTTATAGGTAAGCCACTTGCGGTAACATTTAATGATGGGGCTAGTTCAGCCATTCCTAAAGGCCCATCCTGAAGATATGGATCAGCCATCATAACGTCTGGTCCGCCTGGTGAATAATTTTCTCCGTGTCCTGGTACGTGTGGCATAATACTAAAAGTTTAATTTATAATTATCTACAAAGATATAAATTTTTTTTTATTTTTTTGTGAGAGAGGGATACTATATGCTTAAAACCCCGTACCCTTTCCAAAACTTTTGACACCGTCCCCTTGTTTTTGGAATCACGATTGTTTTACAACTTATTTATTGCTAATCAATTTATTTAACTTAAACTATTTATTATGGACTACTTACTATGGCTAATCTTATTGTTCATTGGTATGTTTGCTAAGTGCTTAGGTGCACTATTAGCATTCGGTATCGGGTACTATATTTATAAAAACTATGCAGATAAACTAATAAAGGGAGACAAATAGTCTCTCTTTTTTTTAATTAGACATAAAATATGCGTATATAAGTGTGAGTACTATATAGTCT